GGTATTGTTGGCGGCGGCGCTGCTGCCGCAGTCGGGCTTGGTCACTTGGCGGCCTGGGAAATGGCGGCCGACGACAGCACCCTTGGCCGCGCCACTCGGTATGCTTACCTTCAGTCCAAGTTCTCGGACAAGGATGTCGCTCTCGGGGCGGCTATTGCCAACAAGGCAGATGGTCTCGGTGATCTGGCCAAGGCGTTTGACGAGAGCAAGCACCCTCGGGCAGCTGACGGCGAGTTTGCAGCTGGTGGCGGATGGCTTTCTCGCAATAAGGACTTGCTGACGGGCGTCGGCATGCTGGCGGCGGCATTTCCAGCCGGTCGTATCGCCGCTGCGATTGCGCCGAGATTGGCCCTTAGATTGACCGCGCGCCATCTTGACAGTTCAGTCTTTCGGCAGCCAGCGGCCACGATTTCGCGTCTTCTCCAGGCCCGCAGTCGCCCGGCGCATTACGTCGCGTCAGTCGCGTCGGCACTCCCTGGAGATGCCCTCATTTCGGAGGGGGTGGTACGGCTCAATGCCGCGTCTTCAGGGAAGCCTGACGAGAGAACGACGGCGCAGCGCGTAGCCGAAGTCGCAGTCCCCGCAGCGGTTCTCCCGGCTTTAGGGGTGGTACCGCGCTATCTGGCCGCAAGTATCATTCGGAGAAAACGGGCATGATTTTGGAAAAAGACATGACGGCACGGGTCCTGAACGCCGCCAACTGTCTCGCCAAGGACGCCCCCGGCCAGTGGGATGAGATCAAACACCCGCGCGGTGCTCATGGCCGCTTCGGTTCTGGCACAGCTTCCCCTGCCCCTTCGTCCCCTCTTGCTACGGCTGGAAAAGTAGCCGCCGGGGTCGTTGGTGCCGCCGCGCTCGCGTACACTGCGCCGCTCGCCGTTCTCTACGGTGCCCGATACATGGCTGCGCATCCGAATGCGATTTCTGGGCTGAAGAGTCGTGTTTCCGAAGCTTACGCCAAGGTGCGAGACAGCGTCTCGACAACTGCTCAGTCCTCTGCGCATTGGGCCAAAGCGAAGGCGGATGTAGCTGGCAGCGCGAACAGGTTCAAGCGTGGATCAGGAGCGGGGCGTTCTTCGCCCGGTGAATTCACTTCGTCTGCCGCCCCCGGTACGCCTCGACAGGCACCTACCGAATTTCCTACGCATTAACACCAGGAGACACACCAATGTCGAAGAAGTCCGGCGGCACCGCCTCCGACACCAGCGCCGCGAGCGATGTCCCGGCGAACCCTCTCGAACAGCTCGCCCAGCAGGTTGGCGCGCAGATTGATGGCGGCTTGGCCGACGTCAAGAAGTCCCTCAGCCTTCCGGATAGCAGCGACGCGCAGTTGATCAAGGCCCGCAACGACGCCATCACGGCGGCGACGTGGGGCATCGAGCAGGCGTTCCATGTCGGACTCGAAGCTGGCCACGCTGTCGGCTGCGAGGACGCGCAGAAGTCGATTGGCGGGGGCGACCTCAACAAAGACCTCGATAACGTCACTCAGCTCGCCTACATCCTCGACAGCATCGAGCGGTTGGCGAATGACGTCCTGCTCGACGGCGTTCAGGAAGGCAAGCCCTCTGATCTGGCTATGCAGATTACGTCCTGGCGCACTGACGGTCTGAAGCTCCTCCAGGCGATCGCCGCCTTCGAGGCGACCGACCCCCGTGGCGAAGACGACGACGGCGAAGGCGTTGATGGTGACGACGTCGCCAAGTCTGCCTGCAAGGACAAGAAAAAGAAGGCTGATGACGCCGAAGATGCCAAGGACGGCAACGACGATGAAGCCGCCGAAGGCGGGGACGAGACTGCCGAGAAGGCGGTATTCCTCGGCCCGCTCGCCAAGTTCAACGCCATCCTGGCTGCCATCGACGTGGCTGCTGAAGCCTCTGCCGAAGGGTGCCTCGCCAAGAGCATCACCCCGACGCCGTTCACCAAACTGTCGATGGCGACTGCTGCCTTCGCCGAGAGTCTTAACGCGCTTCCCCCGGAAGTTGCCGTCGAGTTCACCAAGGGCGTCGGCACCATTCTCGAAGCCGATCTGCTCGGCAAGGCCCGTGGCGATGCCATCGACCCGGCGACCCTGAAGACCCTTCAGAAGCACGCCGCCGCCATCCTCGACCTCAGCCGTTCGGAACTCGCTAAGAGTGAGCCGAAGGTCGTCGAGAACATCGCCGACCCGGCTACTCGTGCCGCCCGACTTGCGAAGCTCAACAAGTAGAAGCTTCCTCCATACACCGAATTAAAGCCGGGTAGAAATACCCGGCTTTTTCTTTGCCCTGTCCTCCACGCGGAGACGGGAACCCTGCCTCATGCAATGGGGCTACTTAGGAGAGTAACATGACTACTGTTGCCGATCTCCGCGCCAAGCGGAAGTCCACTTTCGACCAGCTCGACACCCTGAGCAAGGCCGCTGACGGTCGCGCTCTGACCACCGACGAATCCGCCACTTGGAACTCCCTGGAGAAGTCCATTGGCGACCTCGACAGCCAGATCGAGCGCACCGAGAAGCTGGAGAAGGCGCGCGGGATTTCGGCTCAGCCGGCCACTGCCACCATCCCCGGCACCCCGGCCATCCTGGTGAAGGCTGACATGGGCACGCCGAAGCCCGGCCACATGGCCGCCCGCTTCGTCCGCAACCTGTGCAAGTCGAAGCTGGTCTACGGCTCGGCCCATCCCGACAACATGCTGAAGATGGCCTCGGCCGACTACGGCGCCGATGACGATCTGTCGAAGGCCCTGACCTCGGCCAGCTTCGCCGACGGTGGCGCGCTGATCCCCGAGCAGTTCTCCTCGGACTTCATCGAGCTGCTGCGTCCCCAGGTCGCCGTTCGCGCCCTCGCCCCGCGTCACTACGACCTCACCGGTGGCAACCTGACCATCTCTGGCCTGTCCGGCGGTTCCTCGGCCTACTACATCGGTGAAGCCGCCGATGCGACCAAGAGCCAGATCACCCTGAAGCAGGTGAAGCTGAATGCCAAGAAGCTGGCGTCGCTGGTTCCGATCTCCAACGATCTGATCCGTCGTACCACCGGTCGTGGCGTTGCGGGCGCCGACCAGACTGTCCTCGACGACATGCTGAAGCAGATGGCTCGCCGCGAAGATCTGGCCTTCATCCGTGGCGCCGGTAGCGATGCCAGCCCGAAGGGCCTCCTCTACTTCGCCCCGGCCGCCAACAAGTTCTCCAACACCCAGGCCGGCTCGACCGCTACCGTGACCGAGACCATCCTGGACCTGGAGAAGCTGATCGGCAAGCTGGAAGACGCCAACGTGGCGATGGACAGCCTCGGCTTCATCATGCACCCGAAGGTCAAGCGCTTCCTGATGAGCTTGACGTTCACCAACGGCGTCTACGCCTTCCGCGACGAGCTGCTGCGCGGCACCCTGTATGGTGCGCCGTTCAAATGCACCACTCAGATCCCGCAGAACGTCGGCACCGGCGCTCAGTCGGAAGTCTATCTGGCGAACTTCAACGACGTGATCTTGGCCGACGAGCTGAGCCCCCGCGTTGACATCAGCCAGGAGGCCAGCTTCATCGACAGCGGCGTCGCCGTCAGCGCGTTCTCGCAGGACTTGACGGTCATTCGTCAGATCACCGAGCACGACCTGAACGTCCGGCATCCGGAGTCCGTGGCCGTCCTCACCACCTCTTGGGGCGCCTAACCTTGGCTGAGGCGGGCGTGTAAAAGCGCCCGCCACCCAATTCTCCCTCTCAGTCTAGGCCCAAGGAGGGCCGCTCCATATGACCATCCAGACCAACACCGGCGCGTACGTCAAGACCGTGAATGGCTCGGTCGGCACCGCCGTCACCGCCGCCGGTACCGGCGACAACACCCTCGTCACCGGCTACACCATCGACCGCAACGCCTACAGCACCCCGCTGTCTGGCGTCTTCGCGATCGTCTACAACGCCTCGCTGACTAGCGCCAAGACCCTGGCCCTCGGCTACACCGTCGAGACCTCGGACTCCAGCTCGTTCACCAGCCCGTGGACCCTGGCTACCGCGACTTCGACGGTCAAGGTCACCGCCACTGGCACCACCACCTACCAGGGCGTCCTGGAGATCGACGTGAACCTCGCGACGGCTGGCCAGTACATCCGTGGCAAGTTCACCCCCGACCTCAACAACACCGCGACCGACACCGCCAACATCACCGGCGTGTGGGTCCTGGGCGGCACGGATACCCTGCCGATCTGATGAGCACCCAACCTCTACAGTTTGTTCGGCATCACCCTCCTTACGCGGAGGGTGAAGTCGCGTGGTTCCGCCCCGAGAAAGCAGCGATGCTTTTGAAGGGCGGCTTCGCGATCGCCGCCGAACGCCCTGCACAGCCTGCGCCCGACAGCGTCGCCGTGCAGCCGACCCCTGCTCCCGTTCCTTCCAGTGCCCCGCCAGAGCAATCCAGCGGTGAGTGGCTCCCTGAGAATTGGCGCGAGCATTCGCCGCTCCGGCAGCGCGGCATCGCCATCCGTCTCGGTGCCCCGAAGGACATCGCCAAAGAGAAGGTCGTCGCCTTCCTATCGGCCAAAGAAGCGGAACGGAAAACGAAATGAAGTTCCCCGGCTCCCTCGCTGTCGTCACCGCTCCGAGTTCCGATCTCGTCTCGTTGACCCTCGCGAAGTCGCATCTTCGCGTCGATATCACCGATGATGACACGCTGATTTCGGCGTACATCTCGGCAGCGAGCGAGCTGATTGGCTCCTACACCGGCCGTTCTTTCGCTACGACCACCTACGACTATTTCCTCGATGATTTTCCTCGCGTCGAGATGTTCGGTCGCACCGTGGCTCCCCACACTAATGTTGACATCGAACTGCCGAACTCACCGGTGGCGTCGGTCACGTCGATTAAGTACCTCGACGTCTCGGGGGCACAGATCACCCTCGACACGTCGCTGTACCAGCTCGACGCCGTCAGCAACCCCGCCCGGCTGCGGTATATCGATGGCTCCGTCTGGCCGCAATGGCCACAGATTTACAGCACCCCAAGCGCATGGCCGAACACCAGCGACGCTTCCTGGCCTGACTACTACGTCAACCCTTGGGCACCTGGCCTGAACACGGTGGTGATCCGGTTCGTCGCCGGCGGCGCCATTCCAAAGGTCGCCCAGCAGGCGGCGCTGCTCCTGATTGGCGATTGGTATTCCAATCGTGAGGCGGATAGCCCGTCGTTCCGGACGTCGCAGCTCCCGCCGCCGGTGGCCGCCCTCTTGAACACGGTCAAGATCAGGGGCTTCTGCTGATGGCACGCGCCGACGTCAAGGCCGCCGCCTACCGGGAAGTCGTCACCATCCAGACTTGGACTGGCAGTGCCTTTGCGACGACAGGTACGCTACGGGCGTCTGTTCTGCAGAAGGCCATGGGACCACTGGGTTCGCAGTCCAACTGCGATTTCACCACCCGATACCGCACTGATCTCTCGCGCGCCAACCTCCTGGTTTGGCGCGGCACCGAGTTCTTCATCTCCAATCTGCTCGACCAGCGCATGCAGAAGCGGGAGATCACGATCACCGGCATCAATGCCGTGCCGATCTCCTTCACCTCAGCCGGCTCTGGCTCCTTCGCAGCCAAAAGCGTTTCGTCAGCGGTCAAGAATGCCACGACCCTCGATTTCGGCACCCTGGCCACCGGGCTGACTGCTGTTGCCCCTGGTGATACCTTCAAAGTGACGCCCTACTCCGCTGCGTTCACCATTACGAACTCGGTCGCAGCGTCTGCTGGCGCTCTCACTGGCGTCACCTTCACGCCCGGCCTGCCTGGCTCTGTTGCCGCTGCCGCAGCCGTAAACGTCACCCGCACGGCCAAGACGTGCGCGCTTCAAGGCTCCGTCGACTCTTATCAGGGCACCGAGCTGAACGGCACCTTGGTGCAGGCCACCGATGTCAAGGTGTTCATGCTCGCTGGGATGCTCCAAGCAGCCGGGTATACGGGCGCTCCTATCGTCGGCGACCAGATAACCGTTGCCGGGCGCAATCGCACCGTTCAGAGCGTGCTTTCGGTCTTCAATGACGGCGTGATGATCGCTTACGAACTGCAGGCCCGGTGACCAAGAGCGTGTTAATTCGCTTGCGATTTTTAACCCCACTTGCTACTCTCTGGACACCCTGAAAAATGAGTGATTCCCTGAACGACTGGGCCGCAGGCTGCAAAGCCGCGATGCTGACGGACGTCAAGAACAGGGTCAAGAGAACAGCCGAGGTTCTCGTACGCAATACGCCGATTGGGCACAAAAACCCCACCGGCCGACACAAGAATTCATGGAAAGCAGCCATCGGATCGAAACCGACCGGGACAGACCCTGGACCGGGAACACATGATATTTCCGGACAGGCCGCCCTTCTTCAAATTGAAGGTGTCATAGATAGTTTACAGCCTGGGCAGAAACTGTTCGTTGCGAGCGATATGCCGGGAATAAAGGAAATAGAGGAAGGCTCTAAGCACAGCCGACCGGCTCGCATGCTTCTAGGTTCAGCTAACCAATGGTCGGATTAGGCTAATGTCAGATAATTCAGCCATCCGAGCCACTTTAGAAGCGCGATTGGCATCAGTATCTGGCCTTCCCGAAGTCGTTTGGACGGATGAGGCGAGAGACCCCGACACTGCCGTGCCGTATATTCGCGGGACGTTCTTAGCGCAGACAAAGCGCCCTCTCGATAATCTGGTGAAAGTCGCGAGGGGCATGCTCCAGCTCGATGTTCTCTACCCTCTCAGTCAAGACGCTTCGGCAGACGCAATGGCCGCCTTAATCGAGGCGGCGTACCCGATGACGGGATTGGGACTTACTCTCGATGACGGCCAAACGCACATCGAGTATTCCCAAGCTGAAAATGGGGTTCCGGACGGAAATTGGTGGAGAGTTCCCGTAGTCGTTAGCTGGACACACTACTACAACTAAATCGTGGGCCACAAACCCATCACTGAGCCGCTTGAGAAATCAAGCGGCTTTTTCTTTGTCCACGCTCGTTCACGCAACGGGCTTTCAGGAGAACTACCATGGCCACGACGCCGTTGCGTACGAGGAAAGCCGTACTGTACTTCAAGATCGAAACTACGGCCGGTGTTGACCCGGTTCCGACCGGTACGAATGCGATCTACGTCGAAGTGACTGGCGCTCCTTGCCAGCCCAGCGCCCAGCGCATTCAGACCAATTACGTGGCCTCCAGCCTGGACAAGAGCGCCAGCCTGATCGGCGGCATGCAGTGCAATATGTCGTTCACCGTGCCGATCGCCACGGCGGCTGCCAGCGGCCCCGGCGTGCTTCCCGACTGGGATGCGCTGATGCAGGTTTGCGGCTTCGTCGGTGCGGCGACCAAGACCAATCTGGTCACGGCGGCGATCACCATCGGCTTTACGACTGGCTCGCCCAACACGATCACTGACTCCGGTTCAGGGCTGGTCGCGGCCACCGTCGGCACCATCGTCACGGTGATCGACACCAACGGCGTGAACTCTGGCGAGTACATCGTCACCACCTCTGCTGCTGGCGTCCTCGGCGTGACCAAGCTTGACGGTACCGCCGCTGGTTTCACGGCACAGACGGCTGGCGCCGGTTACCCGGTCACCATCGTTTACGGCGTTGCCGGGGCGACGGCGACCGCCGGCACCACGACCTCCTTCACCGCCGGTGCCGCCTGGAGCGCCACCTCGGAAATCTACCGTCATCAGCCGGTGGTGCTCAGCGCCAACCCGGTGACGCCGCAGTGGGCCTTCATCCAGGACTACACCACTGGCAAGGTCGCCACGATCACCGACACTGCCAGCCCGGCCCTGTCGGCGACCACTGTGGCCTCGATCCCGGCCAACGTCACCTACCTGCCGACCAGCGTCAATGCCAACCTCAAGACCGGCACCGCCTATATGTACGTGGATGGTGTCTGCTGGCAGGTTGTTGGCCTCACCGGCACTTGGCAGGTTACCCACACCACCGCCAACATCGGCCGCATGCAGTTCCAGCTTCAGGGCATCTTCCAGGCCAAGGTCGACTCTGCGTTGCCGGCTTACACCCCGCCGACGATCACCACCTCGATCTATCGTGGCGGTGTCACGACCCTCAACCGCATCGCGGCGGCTTGCAAGAGCCTGATGTTCAAGGCGAACAATCAGGTGATCAACCCGCCGAACCCGGCGTCTTCGCAGGGCTTCGATCCGGGCGTGATCTTGAGCCGCAAGTTCGAAGGCAGCGTCGATCCCCAGGACACCTTGGTGGCGACGCGCGACATCATGACTGCCTTCAAGAACGGCACCCAGGTGTCGCTGCACGCTCGCTATGGCACGGTTCCCGGTGCCCGCGTCGCCCAGACCTGCCCGACCGTCAAGTACATCCAGCACGCTCCGCAGGACGACGGCGGCATCCAGCGCACGCCGACTTCCTTCGAATGCAACGGCGTTGACGACGGCGCCATCGGCTTGACGCTGTATTGATGGGGCGTGTCAACACTCCTCGTAAGAAATCCCGCCCGGCAGCGGGATACCTTGCGACGCCTCTGGCCATCCCCGGCGGCGTTGTCTCGGTTCACGCGCGTGATCGGGAGCCCGCTGTGTCGGCGGCGGGCTCCCAACTCCCCGACAGGAGCAAAAGTATGAGCCTTCCCATCTCTGCGAAGGACGTGATCGTCTTTCGACCCTACGATTACGCCTTGGAACTCGCCAAGAAGTCGGAAGTGAAGCTTCTGGCTGATGCCCAGGCCAAGCTCGACGCCGCCAAAGGCGACGAGGATGTCCAGGCCGCCAAGGACGCCCTGGCGGCTGCCGAGAAGCGCGGCGCCAAGATGGTGGCCGACGCTGAGGCAGAACTGGCCAAGCATCCCGAGCAGGCCCTCTACGGCGTCAAGGTGCCGACCACTCGCTCTCGCGCTGCCGCAACGCGCGACATCGACAGCGAGGCCATTCCCCGCAATAGCAACCTCGACCTCGTCAATGCCGCCCTCACCGGCGAGCTGACGAATGACGAGGAAACCCTCCTCCAGCTTCTCCAGGCCCAGCTCGAAGCGGGCGAAACGCCCGAGCCGGCGGACTGGGATAAGGCATGGGAGTTGGCCAAGACCATTCCTGCGTCAGCAAGGCTGATCGCCAACCGCACCTATCGTTGGGAGATGGAGCGTTTCCACCTCATCCGGCACCATGTCACGGTCGAGGGCCAGAAGTTTCCGCTCTCGGAAGCCGTGGCCAATAAGATTCCCGACACTGACCGGGCTCTGCTCTCGGCCAAGATCGTTGAACTCCTGACTCCGACTGAGGAACAGGTAAAAAACTGAAGCTCGCGGTCGCACTCGCGGTCTTTCCCAAAGACTTCGAGTGCGGGCCGCGTCCTCCCGACGGTGGGCCGGGTTGGGATTTGTATGGGGAGGTGATCCCCACCAATCCCAAGTTCCTGGTCGAAAGTTGGGCCTTTGAAATGGTTAGGCTTTGGAGGTTCTTTCAGGGCGGCATGGGCGCCGGTTTACTGCCAGACGAAGGTGGCACGATCGATCAGGCGATGATCATGCTGGCGGCGTTCTCGGTGATGTCGGCAGCAGAAGCGGAGTTGAAGCCAGAAAAGTCTTGACCCGGCGTTTTATCACGCCTATAAGGCTTTCACCGGCACCGACGCCGTAGCCTCTGCTTCCCGACAGGAGCCAAAACCCATGGACAAAGCTGAACTGACCGCGTTTACCTCCGAACTGGCCGGCGCTTACCTCGCCAATAACACCGTCCCCGTGGCCGAGATCCCGACTGTGATCAAGGCCATCTTCAGCGCTCTGAGCGCGCTGGGTGCCCCGGAGCCGGTTCTGACCGTCGTGCCGAAGCAGGAGCCGGCGGTGCCGGTGAAGAAGTCGGTTACCCCCGACTTCATCATCTGCCTCGAAGACGGCAAGAAGCTGAAGATGCTGAAGCGGTATCTCAACACCAAGTTCGGCCTGACCCCGGCCGAATACCGCGAGAAGTGGAACCTGCCGTCGGACTACCCGATGGTGGCTCCGAACTACGCCAAGGCCCGCTCGGAGCTTGCTCTGGGCCTGGGGCTCGGCAAGCGCAAGGCTGCGTAACGCAGCCTAGAGCACTGAAGACGGCGAAGGCCCGGAGATTTCTCCGGGCCTTTTCTTTTGGGATGATGCCATGGCTTACGATTACAGCCTGAGTTATTCCGTTAATACGGATGATCTGCGTAACGCCAGTTCCCTCATCGACGACCTCAATAACAAGACGTCTACATGGTCGCAGAATACTAAATCACAGCTCAATGACGTCAATTACACGCTAAACGCACTGTCGCAAAGCGTAGATGATCTAAATGGCCGTCTCGGCGCTGCTATGATGAATAGCAGCGAGGCCATGAAGCAATTCACGAGCATCATGGCTGCAGCCCAGCAGCAGACTTCACAGTCTACTTCTGGAATGTGCGATGATATTTTAAAGGTTTCTGAAGCTATCGTCGCTGTCAATGTCGCAGGCAGTGTACTGAAAGCAATCGGCGGTACGGCCGGGGAAGCCTTTAGCACCGTAGGGTCTGCAGCCACGTTGGCCGCCGAGGCGATAGCCGTCGTCGCAGTGAACAGCGCTAAGGTCGTCACAGCCGTGGCGCCGGTTGCTTGGGAAGTTGTCGGCGGGTTCGTTGCTTCTCAGATCGCCGCGAACGCGGCTGGGCTCGCGATTGTCGGTGTGGCCGATGCGATCGCGGTATCGGTTACGAAAATCAGAGAGTTCAGGGCAGAGGCCGCAGCCTTCCAGGAGATAATGCGGTTCACCGGTAACTCCACCGGGCTCACCACGGACCAAGTGCAGGGGCAAGTAGGGAGCATCTACGGCCAGACAACTAACCTGAATAGGGCGCAGATCGACACGGCAATGGCCAGCCTGATCGCCCAGAGCAACAAGGTGCAGTTGGCGGCCAGCGATTTCACGAACATCGCTCAGACCGGGATTCAATACGCAGATAGCACGGCCCAAGACCCAAAGAAAATACTGGAGTTATTAGCAAACACTGATTCGTTGGTTAAATCATACGATAAGTTGGCGGAAGCTGGTATCAATCTGACGGCATCTGAATTAAAGAGAGGCGCCGCGATTGAAGAAAACATCAAAAAGGCGCAGGAAGAAGAAGACTGGAACAAGGCTATTAACCTTACTCTGGAAGAGCGAGCGATAAAACTAGAGGCTGCGAGCCGAGCGAGCGCCGAATGGGCCGATAAACAAGACAAGTCTATCCAGCTAAATCACCAATTAGAAGAAGCCTTAGCACGAGTTGAACGACAAATAGGCGCGACGTTTGATGCCGCTGGCAATAGCAGATTTGTCGTATTTTTACAGGATGTTTATGACGGTCTTAAAAATATCGCAATTCAGATATTGAATATATCGGCGGCGCTGCCGAAAGGGTCAGTTGTCAACCCCGCCGGGCACATGATGAGCGGGGTGGCTGAATGGCTTGGGGCGAGCCCTGAGACAGCCAAGACGATCGGCACTGTATTCGCGCCGTTGGGTCGTGCGGCGGAATGGCTGACTTCGTCTGATCCTGCCGACGAGCAAGCCGCCATTGTAAAAAAGAACATGGCGGAATGGCAAGCCGGCAAAGATGCCGAAGCCAGAGCTGCAGCGCTCGCAGAAAAGTACGGGCAGGACCATAAGAAAACGGCTTCAGGCGCGGATACTGGCTCTGGTAGCTCAGTCGATAATCTGATCGAGAAGCTGCAGAACAACCTAACGGCTCAGCAAGAGCTGAACAAAGCTTGGGAAGAAGGGAATGTCGCTAAAGTTCACCAGATAGAACTCGACAAAGCCATTCAGCAGGCACAGATCGGAGAAAAAGACGGCAGGGAAGCCGAGATCGATCAGTTGATGCGCGCTACAGACGCCGCGAAGCAGCTTAATGCCGCTCTCCAGCATCGCTACGAACAAGGCAAGGAGTTACGTGCTAGCAATCAGAACCTATCATACCTTGGAATGGGAACTGACGATGCTGCACGGGCCAAAGCCGAAGACACGGTTAAAAATTGGTACGCGGATCACTACGGCGATGTTTCTCAGTTGGACGATAAACTTAAAGAAATCTATCAGGATGAGCTTAACAGAGCGGATGCTATCGCCAACCAGAACCTAGAATACCAGAAGCAAAAGGCTGCCATTGACGAATTAGGTACTTTTGGGAGCCAAGTGTTTGACCGTCTCGGGGCGTCTCTAACCCAGGCATTCACGCAGGGTAACGGCGCC